TGGAAATATAATTACATTACTAGGCTCGAAAAAATCTGGTGATGGTTTATGTTTTTTATTTTTAAATGATACTACACCATATTCAACTTCGATATCTATCAAACTTTTAGTCAATTCTTTCATAAGTTACCTTCTTTCTATTTATACTTAAGTACCCGTCTGATATTGTTTGCTTGAATACATTTCTTAATTCATCTATACACTTATCAGATAAATCAGGTTTACTAGTTTCTGGTGCTTCAATAGTTACAGTAAACATAACATGACTCATAACATTACCAAAATATACAGAAGCTCCGAATTCATTTGACTTTAATCCATTTAAGACATAATATCTAATATCTTTAGTTGCACTTAGATTTGATGCTGGTATTAATCCAGCATATCCCATTTGACATCTAATAATTGATATTAGGTTTGTAGTTTCTTTTATTTTAGATTCATCTCCAACTACTATACTTTCACGAATATCTCCGTCAAATCCGAATACAGTCTTATAAGATTTTATATAATTTAATACAGAATCTATATCAACATTACCAGTTTTCTCAGTAGTATTAGTAATTAATGTTACAATTTCTCCATTTTCTATAGTTTCTTCATATAAGAACTTTAAATTTAATTCCACCTTATCAGAAGTTCCAAATTTTTTACTATCTATTCTATCTTTAATAACATTCAATGCTTCTTGCATATAATCTTGCTCCTTTTCAAATATAATATCAGTATCAAGTATCTTAGAATCATTATCAAATTGGTAATGATCAATACCAGATACATTAAAGTCCATATCAATTGGTGCATTATATATTCTATAATCTGTATCTATAGTACACTCATCTTCAAGAAATATTGACTCTTCTTTATTTGACTCAATATAATATCTTAGCTCAGGTATAGTTTTACATTTTGATACTACGCTACTCCACCAAGGGAAAGATTTTATATTAATAACTTCTATAATAGCTTTATTACCTTCAATTTCTACTTTATTGATGTATGTTTGTTCATTTTGAGATGTATTTCTTATTAATTCAGCTGCAACATCAAAATGCTTTTTAAAACCTTTGATTCTATATCTAGTAATAATATTAGGAATATCATATTTATTATAAGGTACTGCTGAATCTATATGCCAGCAATGAGTTAAATTCAAAATACGTGCAAGTGAAGTTATCATACCGTTTTTATCTATTAGATATTCATTTATTTCACCAGCTTTACTATCCAAATAATTATAAATTTTATTCTTCATAATATCATCTACGATTACAGGAAGTTCTCTATCATTTTTACTATCATCATTCCACACATATTGAGGTCTATAATATGCTAATATTTCTTTAATAGTTCTATCAAAATGGAAGCCTCTACTACATCCAATTAGGCGTTCATCTGGTTGACCATCTAATATTATAAGATTGATATAAATATTAGCTTTAAGCCATGGTAAAGTAATAAAACCTTTATCAGCTGGTTGTAATGTTAACATGTCAATATCATCTTTTTCACAAAATAAGAATGGTGTTCTAGAAACATACTTACATACTATAATATCAGTTCCTTCTTTTCTTGATGGAAATAATGTAAATAACTCTTTACTGTAGTTATATTTAACTAATTTTTCCCATACTAAATCCACATTATCAGTTCTTATTTTAAAGAATCCATGAGCTATATTATACTGTAGACAAGATTTAGCATATTTATGATCATATGGTACTATATTTGCAGACAGTAAATCTTTTTCTTCATTCTTCATCTTCTACATCTACTCCTTTTTCAATTATATCTAAAAACTCTAAAAATCTAGGCGCAGTGTCTTTATAATTTATAAATTGTTGTAATTCCCCATTAGCTGCAGTCAGAAATCCAAAATGATTTGTTATCATACATCCAACTAACGATTTAAAATCAAAATCAGATGGTAATGTATAAGTAGCTACTTTACCCCATTCTTTTTTCTCTTTATCATAAGCTTCTATTAAACCTTTACTCATTCTGTATGTAAAGTTCTCTGTATAAAAGAATATATAATGCTTCATATTCCACTCCTTTTCAAATAATTTATAAAATTCTTTAAATTTATCATTATAATCTTGCCTATAGAATAACCAATATGACCTTGCAATCTCTTGATTCCAATTTTTAGAATGCATTAACATCTCATCAAGAGTAAATGGGTCACCATTTTTATGATGACCTGGTAAATCTCTAAAGAAATCGATAGGTGTATAGTTCTTTCTAAACATCATATGATATTTATTAAATCTAAATATGTAATCAGCATAAAATACATACGCATAACTCATATTTACCTCCTTCTCAAATAGTTCATAGAATTCTTTAAATTTTAGTGTATTTCTAGATTCTAAAATATAGCAAGACCATGCTGTAATAGCAACATATTCTTCCCATGATGGTTTTTTAGTGTTATTTTTATTAACATCAAGTCCATTTTTAGTAAACTTATTTAATTCAACATAAGTATTTCTACGTGTTTTATTATAATCATCTAAATCTCTAAATGTCATTCTATTTGGCTCGAATCTAAATATTATACTATTATAAAACACATATGCGTACATCATATGTTACCTCCTAAATCATACAGATAGTAAGGTATATTCCATCTGCTTTAGTAGTACCAAACATAACAGCTAAAGCAATATTTTCAAACAAAGGATTTTCCTTCAATTCTTCATCTTTATCTTTCCAAATATATCTAGCGATTATTCTAATACTTTGCTTAAATCTTGTTATAATAGCACGTTTTTGCATTATTGTGTTATCAGTAGCTTGAACCATATTTTGTAATGTTTGGATTGCAGTCCATTCATCTATAAATTGAAGCATTTCTTTAAGCATGTCTATATCTTTACCTTCAATTTTCTTCTTTTCATAACGTCCTTCTACTATTTCTCTAATATAATTTTTAGCTTGATTTATAGCAAACATTTCAGCTTTATTCCATTCATCTATTCTATCATCTGGAACATCAGATTTCTTTTCAAATAATTTTAAAATTGGTGGAAGACTTAGCTCTATTCCAAACATATCTACTAGAATATTTAATACATTCTTACACATTATATAATAATTATTTGCTTGTGCAGTGTATGTTTCTAAGCTAGTTTCTGCTATGTCTTCTAATAATTTATTAAATCCATTTGCGTCCCAGTGGCTAACTTCTTTAATAATTTCTTCTAATAGACCATATATTCTTTCATTTATTCCATTATCTGAACTAAATAGTTTCTTTTCTTGTACTTGTTCTAATGTAAGTTTTTCTTTCATTATTTTCTTTATACTATATAATATAGAAAGAACTACTTTTGTATGTTGAATATGTCCCATTTCTTTAGCATTACCACTAAATACTCTAGTTTTTATTTCAGATAATATTTGAAGTTCTTTTTGAGTAGCTTTAAATCTAGACTCAATTACATTAAGTCTTTGTAATGGTACATCTAAGTTATTGTCGGACTCTACTGCCGCTTTACCAGACATTTCAGCTTTTCTTATACGTCTTTCAACTACACGCACATCTTCTTTAGCTTGGTCTAGTTCTTTTCTTACAGCTGTTAATGATTCTTTCTTTTTATTAACTACTGTCTGAAGTTTCTTATATATTTCATCTTGTACAGATTTAGGAATACCGTCTTTATAAATGTCTGTTACAAATATATTATGCATTATTCCAAATATCTTTACAATACTTCTCTTTAATGGTGGTAGTGCAAGTTCTGGGTCATCTACACTAAAACTCCCCCTATCAGAGATTTTAGCAAAAACATCTCCCATTTCAACTATAGTAAGAGTTTGGTTTGCTGCAAATGACTCTTTATTTCTTTGTTCTATTTCTTTTACTTTATCATATAGAGGACCAAGTTCTAAAACTTGGTCTTCCATTTCTGTATTTTTAATATCTTCCATTATTATTCACCTCTATTCATAGGATCTTCACTTACATTTAATAATTCTTCTGGAGTTTCTGGTTCTGGATCTTTAGCTATTTTACCAGCAGCTATATATTCATCATGGATTATTTCTCTAATTGTGTATACTGCAGTACCTATATTTTGATCTTTAACTCTTAAAATAGGATTTATAAAGCTTATAGTTTGAATATTAGCAGCTATACAAGAAATATATTTACATACTGTATTATCTGTAATTCTATTTCCTAATAATTCAGATAATACTTCATTATATAAGTTATAAATAAGCATAAAAGAAGTATCTTCTTTTAATTTATCCATTGTCATTGAGTCATCATGTAATTTTGATGATTGTGTTACTAATGCACATAGTAAAGTTTCTGGTAAGTTTACAGTACTAGGTATTAATTGCTTTGTATTAATAGTTTTACTTGGATCATTAGGATCTTGCATAGGTATTTCTATTTCTCCAAGATGATTTTTTCTCATAAATGTATCAATAGCTAATTTGATATTATTTATAAGAATTTTTACATCATTACTTAATACTCTAAGGTCTAGTCCTTCTATATTATCTCTTCCAATGATTGCTTTTAATATGTGATCTAAGAATTCTGTATTATTGAAATCTTCTGGTAACATATTTTCTATATCATCATGTACTTTAGATGGAGTATTCTTTCTAAATGCATCTTTAAGTTCTTCAAAACCTTCAGGTACTACAAGAATACCACTTTCTGGTCTAGAAATCATTTTAATTGCAATATCATCTACTTCCTTTTTAAACCATTCTTGGAATTCAACTAAGAATATAGATTGGTTATCTTCAGTAGGTTCTATTTTCTTTATATGAGAAGCCCAGAAATCAAATGATAATCTGCTATTACCAAGTTGTACGATAGCATCTGTTAAAAGATCAATTGTACCATCATCTTCAGCTTTCATATCAATAATATCAAGCATATTTTGAATAAATCTTTGAATTACTATTCTATTAGCATCTGTAAGATCATATGCAATTAGGTTTACATCTCCGAAAGTAACTCCTTCTACATTAAGACCTAAATCATCAAATGCTACAACGTTATTAACGTTATTTCTTAAATAATCTAGAGTTTCTCCTATTTGTAATCCATTTGTTCTTACTACTTCTAATAATACTTTAATATTAAGAAGATCTGCTAAGTATCTAGCATTTGTAGATTCATCTTTATTTAATGATTCTATAACTTGATCAACTTGTTCATTGATTTGATCCTTTATATTTTCATATTGACTTCTAATACCAACTGCTGGTGATAAAAGTCCAATTCCTTTTAATAATATATTTTGTCTTTTTTCAATATGTAACATTTATTTCCTCCTATTTAATATGTTTATATTTTTCAGTATCTATTTGCATAAAAGCGTGGTGCCCTGTAAGTTTTGATCCATTATCTTCAATTTTTTCTTTAGGTTCTAATTCTAATCTACTCTTTTTAGGTGTAGTATTAATTGTATATTGCTCATTTATTGCATAATATGGCATAGATTTATTTAAACCTATTATTTCTTCAAATTCACTTATAGTATTAACTCTAATTCTCTTTAATCTCATCATATCAAATGCGATTGTAAGAGCTCCAAAGAATACATCTCTAGTAGTTCTAGCAGCTTCTAATATATTTCTTCTCCATTCACCGTCATTTACATTAAATACATCAAGTAAATCTCTATGTGATCTAGGATATTCATATATATTTTCAGCCCAATCATATCTATCTATATAAGTATACATTTCTTCATACGCAGTAATAATACTCTTAGCCATTTCTCTAGTAATTTCACAATAACGTTTCTTATAGTCTTCACTACATTCAACGAATTGACCTTCTAATACTTTATCTAAGAATTCAAAGAATTCATGTCTTTTCTTTAAGAAGAATGTATTAGCACCAGGCATTACTCCATAGTTATGTCCAGATTGGAATACTCCTAGTACGTCTTCATATAAGCTCATAAGAAGCTCATATTCATCATCACTTCTAGAAATGATCTTAGTATTTAAGAAAAGACCACAGAATCTATTAAGTCTTTCTACTATACTATCATCTATGATAGCGTTGCTGCTATATGCTTTCTTCATACCTTCAAGTTTTTCTTTATATTCATTGATTCTATCCATTTGATCTTTATTAGTAGGAGCAAGCATTATATAATTACCATCATAAGATGTTCTTATAAGTATATCTTTTCCATCTACTATATGAGATGATGGTTCTAGTTCTAATTCTTTATCATCTTTATATCTAGTATTAGCACTAACAGAAAGATCTACTGCATTACTAAATTCTGGTTTAGTATAGTGGAATTCCCAATCAGATTTTTCTTTATTATATACTACCTTAGGGAAGAATTGTAATATTTCTGGATTTTCTTTCTTATCTCTAGGTAATACGCTACCATCTGATGTTTTTCTAAGTTCAGAACCATGAACACCTATATATCTGTCTATATCTGTTATATTTATTCTAGTTTTACCAAATACTTCCATAATATCATTATAGAATATAGTATTATTTTCAGTATTATAAGCAAGCATAATCTTTGGTTTGATATTAAGTTTCAATACTTGCCCATTTACAGTATTCATAACATCAATACCTTCTATATGTATTTTCTTATAGAAATGTTCCATATATTGAGGAGTTCTAGTTACAAAAATAACAGGAGCATCTAAATTATATTTACCATCAAATAGGAATGTTCCATTTGGTAATGTAGTCCCGCATAATATTTCTAACCATTTTAAGAATTTATCCATAAATATTTCAGCATTTTCTGGTCTTACGAACCCATCCATAGTAAATACATAAGATTTATGATCTTCAAATCCACCTGATATATTTTGTGATAAATGCCCTCCTTTAAGTTGTACTCCAGTATCTACTTTAAGTTCAATTGCTGGGTCTCCAACTTCAGCTTCGGGTGCAGCTAAAAACATATTATTAATATCATAACCATTTTCTTCACATTCATCTATTATTCTAGCGAATTCTGCAACACATGGATGATTTTCTGTTGTAGTTTTAAGAGCATCTATTAAGAATTCTTTTCCACTTTTATCTCCTATCATTAGATATTTAGCATCTTTATATATAGGAGTTCTATAATCATCTATAAGCTTTGTACCTACGAATTTAAGTACTTCTTCCATTTCTTTCATTATAGTAGAAGGAATTTTCTTATAATCATATGCATCATTACCATTAATAATCATATTTTTAGTCATAATTGATGCCAGCATTGCTAATGATGTAGTACCGTCTCTAGAAGTTTTATCTTCATAACCACTAATAAATTTAGTGATTTGTTGAATAGCTTTCATTATAGTTACTGCATAATGCGAACGGAATGCGATTTGTTGGAAGAATCCATGCCCATCTTTAGATTTTATATAAGTAGCATCTTCTGGACTTGGTTGCTTTCCTGGCACTGGTAAGTATTTAAGTGCTCCATAAATACCCCCATATGGACCAAAAACATCCTTTGCCATGTCTGTAATAGTATCCATTACATATATTTTTACTGCATCGCTTAAATTCGCAAAATTACTATTCATTACACTAGGTTTACGAACTTTTTCGTCTAGAGAACTATTTTCTTTTATCATTGTAGATAATACTTCTCTATTATGTTCAAATGCGAACCCTAATGTTGGAATATTTTTATAATCGCTCATTTAATACCTCCTTTATATTACTTATTTATTATACAATTTTTACAGCGAATTGTCCAAAATTCGTCAAAAAACAATCCATCTGTTTAAAATATTACTTATATTATAAGGTAAAGAAGCTAATTTTTAGATATATTTTTAATTTGCGGGAAAATATAATTAACATTTTAGTTTTAATGCTACATAATATGACTAATATAATAATTTAATTAAATTATTAATGGTTTGAAGGAACGGAATTAATCCAAAACTAGTAAAAGATTAGTTCTAAAGATTAACCTTAAAGGAGGAAATATGTCAGAAGTGAATTTAAGCGTAAGAAGCAAAACTATTCCTACGAGTTTTATAGCTGGTAGTATGAACGCTTTACCATTCTCATCTACAGTTGTTACTATTCTAGATAAGACTGAAAGACCTCTTCCTAGAATTAACACAGCACAATACTCAGTATTCCAACCTATTTTCTCACCTAAAGGTGTTACAAACGAAGTAGTTTATATTACAGGACAAGACGTATTGAATAAATACAATGACTTATTTGGAAAACCAAATACAGTATTATATGGACCTGGAGCTACTTATATATGGCAAGCTGTCCGTGGTGGATTTAACGCTGGTGTTGTAAACGTAAGACCAGCTGATGCTACTTATGCAAACTTCTTTGTTAATTTCATGATTGAAAAATCTGATAAACAACAAAAACTTTTCGTAAGAAAATACGCTAAATGGGCGCCTGCCGGAGGAATAACACCTGGTGCATATGAAAATAGAGATAATTCTGTAAAATATGGATATCATTTCGCATTAGTACCTGCAGGAGCAGATGCTGAAGCTGAAAAGAAAGCGAAAGCTAGTATAGGAACAAATGCAACTGGAAATCCAGAAGATGATCCAGATATTAAAGAAATATTATTAGATACTTATGATTTTGGATTTAAATATTTCAATATCACAGGTCTAACTCAAGGTAAATCTGTTCAAGTTGACGGACTTACTGGTATCACTATAGATACAAACTTTGGATCTATACTTAGCACAAATGCTACATATCCAAAGAAAAATACTGCTGGAAAATATGAAGATGCTAATGGTCAAACTCAAATAAGTGATAACGGTGTTATGAGAGATCTTAAAATAAGTGAAGCAGCTGAAGTTACTGAAAGTGATGACAGAACTGAAGTGCATCCTAATACTAAAGGTCTTAAAGTGCCATTTAATATGGACGCTAAAATGATTTTAAGTTTACCAGTATTCGGACTTGTATATAGAGGAGCTGGAGAATATGGAAACGTATTCTATGCTGATTTTAGTACAAAATCTAGTCCTCTTCCAATAGATAGAAACTATCCATACTTTAAATGTGAAGTAAGAGAAAACGCTGTTAAAAGCGAACATATGTTCGACTTTACATTATTTGCTATAGGAGATCAAAACGGTGGAAGTTTAAACTATAACTTTGCTGATAGAGCTATTAGAGCATGTAGAAAGACTTGGACAGAAACTAATAATACAAAAACATTTACTCCATACTTAGTAAATAGAACTAATGCATTAAGTATAGAAAATGGACTTAAAACATTCTTTACAAAACTTAGAGAAACTTTCTTAGCTAAAATTAAAGCAGAATTTAGTACTGATAGTGAACTTGATACTTTATTAGGAGATGCTCCTACTACAGATATCGATACTATTAAAAACTTTAATACTGTTTTAGCAGAAATAAATGCTTTAGAAGAAGACTTCAAGAGAAATAAAGATGTTATCAAAAAGAAAACTATCGAAACTCCATTTAGTAGAATTGCTCCATGGGAATTAAATCCAATCGATGATTTAAAACATACTTACAGAAGAAAAACTGTACCTGGAATAAACCTATTAAATCTTCCTACTAGATTATATTTTGCAGGAGGAACATATGGAAGTCTTACTCCGATAGTTGGAGAAGAAGAATTCGACTTCTATACTACTGTTTATAATCCTTATGCAGTAACTGCAGAAGAAAAGAAAGCAGAAGAAGATGCAATAAGACACGGTCAACGTGGAACTTATAAAATCTGGTTAGAACTTTATAAAGATGTATTCTTAGGAAACATCGACGATGCTATATTTGACCCTACAATAGTAAAAGATTGTATAGTATTCGGTGAAGGATATCCAGAAGAACTTCAAAGGGTTGTATCTAGACTTGTTCAATACAAAGAAGACTTCGTTCACAAAGAAAGAGTTAGACCTGACTGGACATATATTAGAACACCTGATGAAACAGTTGTAAGAAACATGAATGATGCTATAGCATGGGCTCATGATATTCTTGGAGATTTCAAAGAAAAGAATATAGGAATGCACCCTGTTATAGGAAGCTGGATGTTTACTGACCCTACAACTGGTGGAAGCTATAGATATAGTGGATTCTTTGAATATCTTGGAGAATCTAGCAGCTTAGCTTCATACTTATTAAGTGGAACTAGCAATTCATTTGCATCTGGAGATTATTCTAAGATATTCGGTGGAGCCGATGATTCACAAGAATTAATCCCTAGAACAAGTGAACAAAAGACAGACTTAGTAAAAGCTGACGTTATGTACTACAGAAGAAGATCTGATGGTAGATATGCACTTGGTGAAGACCTTGGATATAACCCTGGTATGATGTCAAGCTTAAAGAATATAGGTTCTTGTATACATTTCAACAGAATCTTAAACGAAGCTCAATGTTTCATGATAGATAATGTTATATCTAATACAGACAGAGACTCTTTAGATTTACTTCAAAAAGGTATAGAAAAGAGAATCGCTCCTTATACTAAACACTTTAATAATAGAGTAGTAGTAGAAGTTAAAGTATCAGATGAAGAAAATGAACAAGAAAACTCAGTAATTTTAGTAGAAATTAGTGTTACTGGACACGAATATAGCAGAAATAACAGACTTGCTATGATTATGACTAGTGATAAAACTAATGCGGCTTAGGAGGAGATGACAAATGGCTACAAATAATTCAATGTATTTAGCTGGGCACCTAAGTCAAGAAAGTATTACTAATGGTAGCTGGTTCGTAAATAACTACTGGACTAAAGGTAAAACTGGAAGAAAATCATTAGTATCATGCGAATATCTTGACCCTAGCAAGGATAGTTTAATAGGACTTACATTGGTAGATAAGAGCTTATTTATCTTGATTCCTACTTACTATCCAGAAATATATACAGATGTTCCATCTGGAGATATTTTAAAGAAAAGCTTTAAAGCTTATTGGAACTACATCTGTCAAACTTGTAGAGCAGTTGATGGAATTCCTGATTTAGCATTGGATATTCAAAGACCAGTGTTTAAATCTGCGTTTTTCAGTCTTCCATTATGTACTACTTTACAAAACCCTGTGGAAGAAATAACTTTAACAATTCCTGCAGAATTAAGTAACTACTTTATAATAAAACAAACTAGACACTGGATGAACGCAATCAGTGACGAATATTCTAAAGCTGCTACTTATAATGGACTTGAAACTGAGTTTAACAACTTCTCACACAGTGCTGGAATGGCTTACATAAAACCTAATAAGACATTCGACAGAGTTGAATATGGTGCATTATTCTTCTTAATGATACCTAAACAAGCTCCAACAAGTAACTTTAACGCGGATGCAACTGCAGCCGGTGTTATAGAAATGAGTATTCCATTCAACGTTGCAATGGTAGATGATAGAAATATCAGAGTAAGAGAATTACTTCAAAGCTTATTAATTAGTTATAGAACATATGTAGTACTTGATAGTACATTATATGGATTAACTAAAAATACAGCATTGGATACTGTTGACGAATTGATTAAGAGAGAAATATTCAATAACATGATGCCAACTGCGTAGGTAATAAATAAATTTACCCCAATATAGAATTATTTTCTATATTGGGGTATTATTTTTATTTACCGTTATAAAATTCAAGAATATACGAAGGAATGAAGACTTACTGATTTAATAATTACATATACTATAGTAGTAATATAAGTAAGTAAATGTGTGCTCCCGAGCATTTATTTACTATATTATATATTACTAAGTGAGGTGATATGTAATGTTGCAGTCACTTGATACATATGATTATGAATACAGAAATTTCATAGACCAAGATTTACACGATTGCGGTTTTGATTTCTACCAACATAATCTTAATAAAGTTGCTTATATTAGAAATAAGCTGTCTGATATCAGTAAAGAATGTAGATTAGAATGGAATTCTAATAATTTTGAAATTAAAAGATTTTTAGAATCTAAACTATTTGAAGCTCTTTATGAATTAGATGACTATAATTCTAATGTTAAGGTAGCTTAATGCTAAAAGATTAATTCTTTTAATGAGTGTCTTCTCCCACTCATTTTTCTTTTTATTTATAATAGTAAATAAGAATATACGAAGGAATATTAAGTTAGATAAAAGACGATTACATATACTAGTATAGATATATGTAATACTATATTGCCGTATAGTATTAAATTTAAATATATCTAAGGTAGGTGTAATCATGTTAAAGACCATTGACTACTATGCTAGTTTAATAAATGGTTATGATAATCAAGATTTAATATCTTGTAATTATGATCACAAACAGCATAGTATAAATATGTATTGCTATATTAGAGATTTATATAGTTCAATAAAGAATGATTTCGATATAAGTAAAGATGATATAGAAACTTTACGTTATGTCGAAAGAATGGTAATAGATGCCAGATCTGATATGAACTTTAGAAATCGTATAGCATCATAGTTATACCACGAAACACTTTTTGAGAGGTAGTGTATAAAGAACCTCTTTTTATCTATTCCTTCGTATACGTTACACTTGTTATTTTTTTATTCAGCATTATTATTTTATCGACAATTACATATAATAAAGTGAATATACAGATGTATATTTAATATAATATTAAGGAGGTTACATAAATGAATGTAGCATTGGAAAATGAAATTATGGGATTGGTACAAGGATATTTTGCACCATTGGTTGGAAAAGGTACATCTAAAGGAATGTTGGGTAAAATTTACTCAGCAAATGTACTTAATAATACTGCTTTATTAAATGGTATTCAAATTGATGTTTTTAGACAATTAGCAGAAAGAACTAGAGGTAGAATAATTATAACTGGTTGCTATTTTGAGACTGGATTTAATGAACCTACTAAAACTCCATCTAATTTAGATAATGTAGATTATAGAATATCTATAAACTTTAGCTTCGTTATTGCATATAATGAGCTAATTCCTGGTGGAGGAGCTAGTAAGAATAGTGTTAAAAAGGTTATTCCATTTAGTGTACCATTTGATATATTAGAAGGAGATCCTACTCCATTAGAAGACGTTGTATTATATCACGTAAGTCAATAATTTAATAATTACATATACTACACCATCAGTTTTCTAACAAAATCCAATGTAAATTAAACAAATACGGAGGATTAACATGATTAAAGCAATTAAAGATGATTTCAGAATACTAATAAATGGAAATACATTACCAGTATTGGTAGATAATAATATTAGTATTGAATATATCGTAGCAGAATTGATCGGAAATATTTTTAAGGTTGAGCTAACAAATGCTGAGTCTATGAAAGATATTCTTGAATCTATGAATAAATTAATTATATTTTGGGATAAAGATACTAAAGTATTAGATACATTAACTATAAACCATTTTGAATTCGTAGAGGATTTTGATTTAATGTTTAAATTCAAGAAATCTAATAATGATCCTTTACCTAGTATTAAATTATGGAGTGCATATGATTTTCAAGGGTTACAAAGTAGAGACTTAGATGCATATAATGATATTATGAATCATCCATATGTTGTAATAGGTCCATTAAATAAGATAAATCCTATAACATTTAACTCTATAATGAATGCATTTCCTTTAAATCTTAGAATTCTATATGGTGATGATAAACTTGATAGTCCAGAAAATAATAACTATCATAACGTTTATTTATCTAATAGTAATGCTATAATGACTATTCCTTATTATAGTGGACGTGATATAAAGGAAAAGAAAGTTAATAGTGTTATTGATAAACTTAGAAAACCTAGTTGTAAACTAGCAGATCTTAGTAATGCTGTTATAAAGTTTATTGAAACTGAAGCTATAGATACAAGTATAATTATGGATTGTCTTGAAGATGAAGAGACATTAGTAATAGTTCCACATAGATTAAAAGATGATGTTAATAGTAGACTTATAGAGTTAGCAAATGGAAACGATGATTTAAACCTTAAAGTAGGTCAATATGTATACAATACCTACGCTTTTAAAGTGGATAAAAGTAGTAATCTTGATGGTGTAGAATTTGTAATAGAACCTCTTACTAAAATATGGATAGCTAGAATAGTAAGAAAATATGTTAATAGAGGAAATTATATCGTGGAATGCGATATACAAGTTAAATATAATGATAAACTTATTGTAGTACATGGTGTTCAATTTGATTGGTGTTATTATTTAATGCAGTTTAATAAAAGTTATCATTTAGATAATCAAGCTGATTATAATACTATAGACTACAAATATTTAAATAGTAATAATAATATATGGAAACCAGAAATACTTAAATGTATTCCATTTAGAGTTACTACTGTAAACTATGCAAAATATAGATATTTTAATAGAATAGTAGCATTTATGGAAACTATAGATAGCTGGATGTTAGAGAGACATCCTACAGACCTGTATGGATATATGGCAAGTTGTGTAAATGAAGCTATTATTTATAAAGCATATGTGTTTGATGATGTTATTTAAATAAAGAAGGAGATAGAATATGGAAAATAAAATTAAATTAATAGATATAATAGAAAACCCATTAGATTTAACAGAGAAAATTATAGTTGATATGTTAGAAAATAAAGGTAGCAAATATATAAATCTAATGAGTGCGATAATAACTAGAGCAATGTATGAAGAAGATCCAAAATTCGAAAGAGATAAAGTTAAGTTTATTGTCACTGGTATTTCTAAAGATAGTCTAATACCAATGATGAGTTTCCAGTCATTACTTAAAACTGAAAGCTATAAATTTGACTTAATTGAGTCTAGATATATAGCAAACGTTAAAGAGTCTGTTGTAATGTTTGATGATTATGCATTTGATGAACATATTAAAGAAAAATATAAATTTGATCCATATAGAGTATTCGATATAGATAAAAGAGTACTGAGTCGTTTAGGTATTGATAGTATTAATTTACACAGCTTAAGAGTTAGATCAATTAAATTTATATATACTGCTATTATGATATTCGTTAAATCTAAATATGTTAAAGATATAAGAGGCCTTGGTAAATCTTTAATAACATCAATAGATATAAATGAAGATATGATTTATGCTTATGATAAACCTTATTGTGCTATGACTGCTATACATAACTTTAAAATAGGTTTACTTAGAGGAAAACTTTATCCATTTATTTCAATTAGAAACGTTCCTAGTATATTATATAGTATGAAAATTGCAAATCAAACTGTGACTATTACTGATAATATAACAAATCACAAAATGAGCACTAATATGGATTCAAGCTTCTCTACAGATAAATGCTTCTGTTTAGAATTGGGAACTAATCCTAACTATAATATAATTAATCCTGTATGGGTTGATATGGAATATATAGCTAATGAAATGGAAAAAGCTTATAATATAGAACTTGAAAAATATAATAAGATTGATAAGAGTGTTATAAGTAAACCTGTATCTAGTATGAGATTAAAAGAATCATTAAAGAATTCTATATCAATAGGTGAATTTGGTGATACAAAAATTAGAAATGAATTTATATGGAGCTTATTATCACTAGCACTAAAAAATTTATATAAACCAAGTACATGGACAGCACTATTATCTAATAATGACTTCGTTTATTACCATAATTTAAAATATAGAATATTTATAAAGAACATTAGTAATGCAATACATTCAGATGAAATAGAAATTGTGTATAATATAATAGAAAAGTTAAATTCACGTGTTATATCAAGTATATCACGTGATGAAGATAATTGTATAGAACTATTTATGATAGATCTAGTGGAATATGTATTAGATTTAAAATTAAAGAATGGTACGGACCATCTTCAAGTTTGGAAAGACTTAGTAGGACTTAATAAGGCATTAGAATTTAATAGTGAATCAGAAGATTCTAAGGCTAAAACACCTGCTAACTATAAAATAAAAGATTTAGTACTTAGAAACTATGAAGTAGCTGATGCATATGTATTTAATGTTATACTTAGAAATGGTATATGGGAACTGCCTATCGCTGAAGACGATGAAGATCTTAT